CTCACGCGCAGAATTTTTTTGTGGGTGGCGAGAATTTCGGGGCCGGTTTGGGCCTGATGACCTGGCCTCAAATGCGGCGAAAGCCGATAAGCACGTCAAAACAAAGGCTTGCGCAGGCAGAAAACAGAGCGGCACGCGGCGGCGCGCCATTTAATTTACCGATGGAGTTCAAGTGACTGAGCAAGCTAAACCCTGGCCGGCAGCCAAGATCGAGGAGCGCAAGCTTTCCGATCTGCGGGCTTTTGAGGGCAACAGCCGGACTCACTCTGACGGGCAAGTCGCCCAGATCGCTGCCAGCATCAAGGAATGGGGATGGACCTCGCCGGTCCTGATCGACGGTGCCGGGATGATCATCGCCGGCCACGGCCGGGTGATGGCGGCGCGCCGGCTTGGAATCGATGCGGTGCCATGCATGGTCGCCGATGGCTGGTCCGAGGCGCAGAAGCGCGCCTATGTGATCGCCGACAACAAGCTGGCCGAGAATGCCGGTTGGGACGATGACATCCTCGCCGCTGAGATGAAGGTGATCGCGGACCTCGGCTTTGATATGGACCTTGTCGGGTTTGCGGCGGACGAGTTGGCGGAGCTGCTCAACGTGCCGAATGAAGGCAAAGGCGATCCTGACGCAGTACCGGAGTTGCCAGAGGTTCCGGTTTCAGCTGCAGGGGATATCTGGCTGCTCGGCATGCATCGCATCGGCTGCGGGTCGTCGACGGATCCGGCAATGGTCGCTGCAGTCCTGGCGGGCGTGAAACCACATCTGATGGTCACCGACCCGCCATACGGTGTTGAATATGACCCGAAATGGCGCCTTGAAGCAGGGATCACGAAAGCGCATCAGAAGCGCGCCGAAGGGGTCGTCATGAATGACGATCGTTCTGATTGGCGCGAAGCCTGGGCGCTCTTCCCTGGCGCGGTAGCTTATGTCTGGCACGGTGGCCTTCATGCCGCCAATGTCGCTGAGAGTCTTGAGGCTTCAGGTTTCACCATTCGGTCCCAGATCATCTGGGCGAAGCAGAGCCTTGTGATGGGGCGGGGGCACTATCACTGGCAGCACGAGCCTTGTTGGTACGCAGCAAGAGGGACCGCCTCATGGGCGGGTGACCGGAAGCAAACAACGCTTTGGCAGATTCAAAACATGCATCGGACGCAGGGCAACGTCGATGACGGCAAGACGGTCCACAGCACTCAGAAGCCGGTAGAGTGCATGAAGCGGCCGATCGAAAACAACAGCAGCCCAGGTCAGGCTGTCTATGAGCCGTTTTCGGGCAGTGGCACCACCATCATCGCGGCCGAAATGACCGGCCGGGCCTGTCACGCGATCGAGCTCAATCCTGCCTACGTCGACCTCGCGGTCAAACGCTGGCAGGACTTCACCGGTCAGATCGCCACCCTTGAAGGCGACGGCCGCAGCTTTGCGCAAGTCCAGGCCGCGCGCCAGCCGCAGGAGGCCGCAGCGTGACCGGTCAGGCGCCGAGAGTGGTCAGCGTGCCGGCCGGGCTTAGCGAATATGCCAAGTTCGCATGGACCTCGGCGGTCGCGTCCCGGTCGTCTCAGCGCCCATTCTCAGAGTCTGACCTTCTGATGCTGGAGGCGGCCTGCCGCGCCTGGGCCCGCTGGAAGCTGCTAGAAGAGAAGATCGCCAGCCTGTCGGAAGGAAATATTCTGGCCGGCGAAGTGGCCAAGGGCGCCAACGGCAACCTGCAAGCCTCGCCGCTGCGGGTCGCGGCCCGCGAGGCCCTGGATGATTACAGCAGCATCGCCAAGGATATCGGCATAACGCTGCCGGGATCCTCGGCGGCACTGCCGGAAAAGGACCTGTTCGGATATCCCGATCGCCCCGGCAGGGGGCAGAAGGGCCGGCCGCGCTTCACGGTCACACCGCGCGACCGGAACCGGGTGCGACTGCTGCTGGGCATGGGCTGGTCCAATCCACGCATTGCCGCGGCGCTCGAGGTGTCGTTGCCGACCCTGCACCGCTATTTCAAGGTCGAGCTGAGTGAGCGCGCAGCGATGCGCGATCGCCTCGACGCGCGCCGGCTCGAGATTGCCATGGACCTTGCCAATGATGGCAATGTCGCGGCGCTCAAGGAACTGGGCAGGATGATCGAGCGGTCTGACCTGATGAGCGCCGGCGCCCGGATCGATGAGGCGCAGAAAAAGCCGAAGGTCGAGGCGATCGGCAAGAAGGCACTGGCCGATGAGGAAGCCAAACTGGCCGGGCAGGATAGCGTCTGGGGCGACGATCTGAAGTTCCCGGGCATGCCGAACTAACATGCCGCTCGATATTCTTGCGCATGATCCGCGCTGGGATACTGCGGTACCGGACTGGAAGGACCGGATTCGACAGCGCAAATCGCTGATCCCTGATCTGCCGCTCTTCGATGCGGTGGCGGAAAAGGCGCTGCGGATATTCAAGCGCCTGCGGGTGTCCGATGTCATTGGGCTGCCGACCTATGGCGAGCTTTGCGACCAATGGGTCTTTGACCTGGTGCGGGTGGTTTTTGGATCTTTCGATCCGGAGACCAAGCGACGGATGATCCGGGAGTTCTTCCTCCTGGTCCCGAAGAAAAACGGCAAGTCGTCGATCGCCGCGGCGATCATCGTGACAGCCGCGATTATGAACGAGCGGCCCGAGGCCGAGCTGCTGCTGATTGCCCCGACCAAAACCATTGCGGATATCGCGATGAAACAGGCCCGGGGCATCATCAATGCCGACCCCGAACTGAGAAAGACCTTTCACGCGCAGAACCACCTGCGCAAGATCACCCACCGCGTGAGCAAGGCCGAGATCGCGATCAAAGCGGCGGACACCGATGCGATCACTGGCGGCAAGGCGACCTTCACGCTGATCGACGAGACGCATGAGTTTGCCAAGAAATCGAATGCGGCGGCGGTGTTCATTGAGATCAGGGGCGCGCTGGCCTCGCGGCCGGACGGGTTCCTGATGCAGATCACGACCCAGTCCAAAGAGCCGCCTGCCGGGGTTTTCAGTCAGGAACTGGAAACCGCAAGGGCGGTGCGGGACGGCGAGGTCAGGCTTCCGATGCTGGCGGTGCTCTACGAGCTGCCGATCGAGATGTGTAAGGACAACGGCTGGAAAAAACCGGCGAACTGGGCCCTGGTCAATCCGAACCTCGGTCGCTCGGTCGACCCGCAGTTTTTGGCGGACGAGTTGCTGAAGGCAGAGCGCGATGGTCCGGCCGCGATGGCGCTCCTTGCCTCGCAGCACTTCAACGTCGAGGTGGGGCTCGGGTTGAAGGCCAACACTTGGGTTGGGGCCAAGCACTGGCTCGCCGCTGCCGAAACCGGTCTGACCCTCGATGTGCTGATCGAGCGCAGCGAAGTCGCGGTGATCGGGATCGACGGGGGTGGTCTCGATGACCTTCTGGGTCTCGCAGTGATCGGTCGCGATCGCGTGACCAAGTGCTGGCTCAGCTGGGCCCATGCCTGGGCGCACCCGGAGGTGCTCGAGGCGCGAAAGGAGATCCTGCAAGCGCTGCAGGACTTCGCCGCCCAAGGCGATCTGACGATCCTGACGGAAGAGGATCGCACCGGCGACATCATCGGCGTGGCCGATATCGTCGATAAGGTGAAGGACGCGGGCCTGCTGCCGGAGGCGGGAGCAATCGGCCTCGACCCCTATGGCGTGGCCTCGATCGTGGATGAGCTCGCTGGTCGCGGCATCACCGGCGAACAGATGGTAGCGATCGGGCAGGGCTCGCGCCTGTCCCCGGCGATCTGGGGCATGGAACGAAAACTGAAGGACGGCACATTCCGCCATTGCGGGGTGCCGATGATGAATTGGGTCCTGGCGAATGCCAAGACCGAGCAGAGAGGGAGCGCCGTGATCATCACCAAGGAGACGGCCGGCAAGGCGAAGATCGACCCTCTGGTCGCGACCTTCGATGCGTTCATGCTGATGTCGCGCAATCCGACTGCCAAGCCGGGCGCCATCAGTATCCCGGCTGACTACCGGGTGGCATGATGGGACTCTTCAGCATGCTGCGACCCAGCGTCCAAGCCTCGGAGCCAACACCGGGCGCCCGCGATGCCAGCGACGACCGCTGGTTTGAAGGGCCGCGCCGTCGCACCATTTCCGGCGTCAATGTCACGGTCGAGGGTGCCCGCAAGGTGCCGGTGGTCCGCGCGTGCCTTCAGGTGCTGGCGCAGACCACTGCCGGGCTGAGTTCCAACGTCTTCGCGCGCGGCGCTGATGATCAGCGCCGGCGCATCGCGGGGCATCCGCTATCCAGCCTGCTGGCGAACCCGAATCCGCGCGAGACCTCCTTCAGCTTCATCGCGAACATGGTCGATGACCTGGCGAGCGAAGGCCGGTTCCTTGCGGAGCGGGTCGGACAGGGGTCGGGCGATGAGCAGCTTTGGCGCATCGCGCCCGGGCATTTCACCCCGGAAATGCTGCCCGACCGCAGCGTCCGCTTCAAGATCAACGAGCCCGGCCGCTCCGAGCGGATCCTGCTCGATGAAGAGGTCTGGTACATCCCGCTGCCGCCCGTCAAGGAATACATCCACGGCCGCTCGCCGATCATGGATGATGGTGCTGAGGCGATCGGAGCGGCGCTGGCCTTGCAAGCCTATGCCAACAGCTTTTTCGCCAATGATGCGACCCCGCCGCTGATCTTCAAGCACAAGGGCAACTTCGACAGTCAGGCGTCCAAGGATAACTTCCTCTCCAGCTGGCAGCGCTGGTTTGGCGGCCGCAACCGTCACAAGCCAGCGGTCCTCGAGTTCGGCATGGAAGTGCAGCAGCTGGCGCATTCCAATGAGCAGGCGCAGTTTCTGGAAACCCGCAAGGAGCTCTGGCTCGATATCACGCGGCTCTGGCACATCCCGCCTCATAAGGTCGGGATCCTGGACAAGGCGACCTTTTCCAACATCGAGCACCAGTCGCTCGAGTTTGTGACTGATACGCTGGGGCCCTGGCTCGAGCTGATCGAGCGCAGCGCCAACAAGCATTTCATCGACGACGATTCGGAATATTTCGAGTTCAACGTCGCGAGCCTGCTGCGCGGTGACATCAAGGCCCGGTTCGATGCCTACGCTATCGGCCGGCAGTGGGGCTGGCTCAGCGTCAACGAAATCCGCGCTCTTGAAAACCGCAACAGTATCGGCTCGGCCGGTGATCGGTTCATGGAGCCGATGAATATGAACCCGGTCGGCGAGACGACGCAGGCCGATCCGAACAAGGCGCAGGCCATCGCATTCCTGCGCCAGAGCGTGGCCGCCAATGGCGGGCGCCCAAACCTGAAGGTGATCCAGAATGTCGCATGAAATCGGGCGCCTGCTCCGGGCCGCAGGCCGGGGGGCATGGTTTATCCAGCCGGAAAAGGCCGAACAGATCCTCGCGTTCATGGCGCTGCGCATTCAGGCAGGGCCGCGGAGCGAGCCTGCTTTCCCCGATCGGTCCGCCGAGGCGCTGAGTTCGGAAATGCGCGCCGGCCAGAAGGTAGTGCGCGTGCTGCGCCTGCATGGCACGATCGTGCCGCGCGGCAACATGATGAGCGATATGTCGGGCGCGGTGTCGCTCGAGCGGTTTGCTCAGGTTTTCCGCCCGGCTGCCGATGATCAAGCAACCTCGGCGATCGTGCTCGACATCGACAGCCCGGGCGGCAATGTGGTGCAGGTGCAGGAGACGGTCGAGATGATCCGCCGCGCGCATCGCGCCGATCGGCCCATCGTCGCTGTGGCCAACAGCTGCGCCGCCTCTGCCGCCTACTGGATCGCCTGCGCTTGCAATGAGATCGTGGTGACCCCATCGGGTGAAGTCGGATCGATTGGCGTCTATATGCTGCACCAGGACGTAAGCGAGATGCTTAAAGCAGAAGGCATCGCGCCGACCTTCATTTATGAGGGGCCGCGCAAGGTCGAGGGCAACCAGTTTCAGCCGCTCGACGATGTGTCCCGCGCGGCGCTGCAGACCCATGTGCGCGACACCTATGACATATTCACCAAGGATGTCGCCAAGGCGCGCGGCGTCCCGGTGAGTGTCGTGCGGGCGGATCCTGAAACGGCAGAAAAGCACTTCGGTGGTGGGCGCGCTTATGGTGCCACCCGCGCTGTCGCGCTTGGCATGGCTGACCGCGTGGCCACTCTCGATGAGACGGTGGCGCGGTTGGTGAAGAGCGGGGGCCGCGGGGGATCGCGGCGCGCGTCGATCGAGCGCCACAGGCTGGCACTGATCTGAGACTTTCATGACTTCGGTCACCCTGTACCGCGCGCCGGGCGCGGTCCAGTGGCATGGCGAATCCCCGGTGTATCACAGAAGGAGCAAGCCATGAAAAAACTGGCTGAACTGCGCAAGAAGCTGGCGGACCTGAAGGCCGCTGGTCTGACCATTCTTAATGCTGCTGATGCTGCAGACCGCGATCTGACCGATGCCGAGACCGCGCAGCTGGCGCAGATCGAGGCGGATGTTACGGCAACGCAGGCGGATATTGCTGCAGCCGAGCGCCTCGCGGAAACCCGCCGCAACATGGATGCGATCATCCCGGGTGGTCGCAATGACGTGCATGAACCCAATCCGGCGACGACCGGTGGATTCAAGTCTCTGGTGGAGATGGCTGTCGCAGTGCGCAATGCCAGCCGCTCGGGCGGTACCGTCGACGCCCGCTTGATGGCGGCGCCGACCAATGTGCATCAGGGCGGCGCCTCCTCGGGTGAAGGCTTTGAAGTGCCCGCGCAGTTCCGCGACTCGATCTTCGAAGTCGTGACCCAAATGGACGAGTTCGCGTCGCTGGTCGATGAAGAGCCGACCGAGCGCCGCACTGTCGAGAGCATCGCGGATGAAACCACGCCCTGGGGTGCCGGTGGCGTGACGGCAAACTGGCGGTCCGAAGGGACGCAGATGACCCCGTCGAAGTTGACCACCGAACCCCGCACCATCGTTCTGCATGAGCTCTATGCCTTTGTGCTGGCGACCGAGGAACTGCTCGAGGATGGGCCGCGCTTGCAGAGCCGCATGACCAATAAGGCCGGTCAGGCGATCGCCTGGAAGCGCAACAACTCCATGGTCTACGGCACTGGGTCCGGCCAGCCTCTCGGATGGTTCCCCTCGAGCGCATTGGTGACGATCGCAAAAGAGGCTGCGCAGGCCGCAGATACGGTCGTGGCCGAGAACGTCATCAAGATGTTCGCGCGCCTGCTCCGGATCCCCGGCGACAAACCCTTCTGGCTCGTCAACCAGGATGTGCTGCCGCAGCTGATGGTCATGAAAGTCGGCGACACTCCGATCTGGATGCCGCCCAACGGTCTGGTCGATGCGCCTGGCGGGATGCTGCTGGGTCTGCCGGTCAAGTTGTCTGAGCATGCCAAGACGCTGGGCGACAAGGGCGATGTGCAGCTGATCTCGCCAAAGGGTTACTATGCCCTGCGCCGTGAAAACGGGCCGAAGTTTGCGCAGTCGATGCATCTCTATTTCGACTATGCCATCGAGGCGTTCCGCTGGACCTTCCGCTTCGGCGGTCAGCCGCACCTCTCCGCGCCGGTCAGCCCGGCCAACGGTTCGTCGACCAAGTCGCACTTCCTGGCGATCGCCGAGCGCGCCTGATCAGCTGCGGCTGATCGATCTGCGCGGCGCTGCCTGAAGGTGGCGCTGCCTTTCCCCTTCCATTTCATCGACAGGAGAAACTTCGATGACCCAGAAAACTATCGCCCTGGCCTCGGTCATGGGCATCCTTGGCGCGATCGATCCCGATGTGACGACCGCCAGCACTGTCACCACCGGCTGGATCAGCACCTCGCTCTGGCAGGACTATATGGCCATCGTCATGGCCGGCACGCTTGGCACTTCGGCCACGCTCGATGCCAAGATCGAGCAGGCCAGCGATTCCTCCGGTACCGGTGTCAAGGACCTGACCGGCTCGGCGATTACCCAGCTGACCCAGGCCGGTACCGACAGCGACAAGCAGGCGGTGATCAGCTTCTCAGCCGATGATCTCGACATCGCAAATGGCTTCAACCATTTCCGCCTGTCGGTGACCTTGGGCACCGCCACCAGCGATCTCGGCGCCATCGTGCTCGGGTCTGGCTGCCGCTATGGCCCGGCCGCCGACTATGATGCAACGACCGTCGATGAGGTCGTGATCCTCTGATCTCCTGCGCCGCCCTGATGGGGCGGTGCATACTCCCATCAGCCGAGGCGGCAGCAGATGAACCTGATCACCATCGATCCACCCGCTGCAGAGCCTGTGACCCTGCCCGAGGCCAAGGCTCAATGCAGGGTCACGTCTGCGCATGAGGATGCGCAATTCGCCATCTTCATTCAGGCGGCGCGCGAGCGGGTCGAGGGCTTCCTGCGCAAGCGGCTCATTACGCAGACCGTCGAAATGCGCCGGACAGGCCTCGGCGGATGTATCATCCTGCCGATTGCGCCGATCGCGTCGGTGACCGGGATCACCTATCTCGACACCGCAAATGAAGAGCAGACGCTCGATCCGGCGCTCTACCGGCTGGCTGCTGACAAGGTCCCGGCTCAGATCGTGCCGGCGCATCTTGCCGTTTGGCCTGCTACGCTGCCCGATGTCGACACGGTCGGGATCACCATGACGGTGGGCTATGGTGACGCCCCGGCCAATGTGCCGGCAGATATCCGGGTCGCGCTCCTGATGCTGATCGAGCATTACTTCTACAACCGAGGGGCGGTCACGACTGGCGGTGCAGCCGCAGAAATCCCTGAAGGTGTGACACAGCTGCTGTCGCGCCATATCCTGTGGATCTGACTTCATGAGTGCGGGGCGCATGAATGAGCACGTCACCTTCCACCGGCTGGTCAGCGGCGCCGATGGCTATGGCAACACCGTCACATCCTGGAATGAAGACTGGCTGAGCGTCTGGGC